AAGAATTTGCTAGCACTGTGCTACCATCAGTATCTTTTGCTTCAATGGTATAACTATCTGCATCAATAATACTTGCAATTTCATATTCTTGATTTAAAACTGTAGCAGTTATATTTCCACCTAAACTTACTGCACCACTATATGTAACAAAATCTCCTAATACTGCATCGTGTGCAGTATCTGAAACAGTTAGTGTTGCATCTCCATCTACTGCTGCAAAAGTAACATCTCCTGCTGTTGTGGTTGATCTTATAGGAGTTATATCGTAAAAATTATTACCTTGTTGCACATATAATTTTTTATGTGTTCCTAATAAATTGTATTGAATTTGATCCGCATCTTTATAAACATGAATTTTTCTGCAAGTTCCAATAAAAGAATTAGATGAATTTTTTGCCCAACCACCTATTCTTTCAGGTCTACCTTTTCTAAATCTAATTTTATCAGAGTCAAACCATCCGCCTTCATTAGAATAATTTGTTCCTTCTTTGTTTATTCCTGGTTTAAAAACAAATTTAGAAAATGGCATTTTATACCTCTATCCATTCTTTACCTTGAAATAAAAGTGATTCAGCCTCTCTTCGTCTTACTAAACCTTCTAATACTTTTCCACCTGCTTTATTCCAACGTTTCATTTGATTAGGCACTTCATCCCAATCTTTTTCATTAATCTTAATTAACATTGTGCTTTTATTTAAGTTTGTAGGACCTAAGTTATATGTCCAAGCTACTAATGCATCAAATTGATTTTGTGTAAGCTCAACTGTAACAGCGTCATTTACATATCCACCATATTCATTCAACTCTTCTTCAAGCCACTTATCAGCTTGTTCCTGTGTACAGGTATCGCCTATTGTGACTCCTTTTGTTCTTCCATAAGCAATTGTTGGAACATTAACAGCATCATAATATGCTTGCAATTTGCAACCTTCAAATTTTTTAATAAGTGATATGCCTTCATGTGATATTTTCATATTAATCCTTTTTGTTTGAATCAGATGCTCCAAAATAAAACGAAATAACCGCACTTGCTAATCCTCCAAGATATCCGAGAACTAAATTTATTAATGCTTCACTATTTTGTTCTGGTGGTTGCAAAGTTACTAAAAATATATAACCCATAAAACCACCAACAACAGCAATACCCATAACTCTAGCTGTCCAATCTTTACTAAATTTACCTCTTGCATCTTGTTTGTCTGCTACTTCTAACTTAAATACATCTACTTCAAGTTCTTTCATTTGCAATTCAAAACTTTGTTCAGCTTTTTTAAGTTCTAACATTTGTTCTGGAGTAGCTGATTGTATAGCTTCATTAATTGCTTTTGGTTCAGGTTTACAACCAAGTACACCTGCTACAACAGATGCTGCTTGTCCACCTAATGGTCCACCTAATGCGGAACCTAATGTAGGTGCTATAGCTCCTACTACATTTTTTATTAAATTAAATTTCATTTATTTCCATGTAAATATTTTTAGTTCTTTTGCTTTGCCTTTAACCATTATAGGCTTTAAAGGTTGTAAATGATATCCACAATAAACTTCTGTTTGTTCGCCAATAAGTAAATTAACTCCTTTTTCTTTTGTAGCACTTTCTAATCTAGCTGCAATATTTACCGCATCACCAATAGCTGTATAGTCAAATCTACTTTCACTACCCATATTTCCTATGATTGCTTCTCCTGTATTAACTCCTATCCCTATTGCTATGTTTGGTAATCCATCTGCTTCTAATTCTTTATTAAGGTCTTCAATATTTTGCAAAATATCTACAGCACAATCTAAAGCAATTTTGCTATGATTTTGCAAGTCTAAAGGTGCATTAAATATTGCCATCATTGCATCACCTATATACTTATCAACCATTCCACCATGTTTTTGTACTGCTAATTGTTGTGCAGTTAAAACTTTATTCATAATGTAAGTAACTTGTTCAGGTGATACAGACTCAGATAAAGATGTAAAACCTCTAAGATCAGTAAACAAAAATGTACAGGTTCTTTTTTCTCCGCCAAGTTTCAAAAGATTAGGATTTTTTTGCAGTTGTTTTACTTGTCTAGGGTCTAAGTAATGTTCAAATTGTTTTTTTATTTGTTGTCTTAATTTGTATTGCTCTCTGAATCTTAAATAAAAAGCAGTTGATGCAATAATAAATCCTGAAATTAAAGACCATGTAACATCAAGTAAAATACCCTTATTAATTATCCAATAACCACTGTAAGCCACAGATAAATGCAATAAACTGGTTAATACTAAACCCCATGTTATACCCAAAGCGTTTAATAGAAGCCATGTCAGTAAGCCTAATATCACAAAAACAGCTAATTCTGCTGTTAAATTCCAATTTGGCACATAAGAACTGTTTTCAAGCAATATAGATTCAGATAGTGCAGCTTGTATTTTATGTGGTTCTAAAAGACCAACTGGTGTTGCTATCTGTGGCATAACACCTTTAGCTGTAACACCAACAAAAACAAACTTGTCTTTAACATCCATTTCTTGCAATGTTGTTTGTGGCGTATCTACCCAACTAATCCATTGTCTACCGAACTTATCTAATTTTGTAGGAGGTATTCCCTTAACAGATATTTCTTCAATTCCGTTTTCTGAACCTTTAATAATGTAAGTTTTTTGTTGTGCTAATGCTTTTAAAACTTCAGTACCAAAAGATGCAACCCAACCATTAGGAGTTTGCATTAACAAAGGTATTTGTCTTACTAAGTTATCAACTTCGGTAGGTGCAGAAGCTACACCTTGTAAAGCTGATGTTTGAAACATAGGTATGTTTTGCCTTACACCATTAGCTTTTATGCCTTGTATGTTATCTCCTAGAATTACTGTTCCTGTGGTTGGTGGATAATTATTGCTTTCGTTGTTAAACATAGCCAAGACAGTAGGAAAAGTCATACGCATAGACATAGCAAAATCTGCATCTCCACCAAACCTATCTTTTTCAGTAAAAGCTATTACCCAACCAACACCGATAGCACCATTGCCATAAAGTTTTTTTTGTATTTCTGCAAGTCTTGATCTTGGGAAAGGATAACCACCTTCTTTAATAACATCTTCTTCAGTTATGTTAAGTATTGTAAAAAATCCTGTTGGTTCTTGCTTGGGAACTAAAGTATCAAATGTTTTAAGTTTTAAAGTTTGGTAAGGTATTGTCTGATACACCATAGGCAATGACAAACCAAACATAAGTGCTATAAATATAAGTATTTTTTTCACGAACCTTGCACTATCTTTATTACTGAATCTCCACCATTATTAATCTTAACAGTATTAGATACGCCATTTTGTATAAAAATAACTGTATAACCTTGACTTGAGTTTAAATCAACTTGTACAGATTGTTCAACTTGTCTACGCAAAGAAATAATATCACCTTGTACTAAAGTAATAATTTGTGTTTCAGTATCTTGTCCTACTTTTGTACCAGTAATTCTAGTTATACTTTGTTCTTGTTCTAAATCATCTTCATTTAATTTATCTAGTTCATCAATAATTTTTAACAAATCTTCAAAAAAATTTATATCAAGAAAATTAATATCTAGCTCAGTAAATTCCAATTCGTCTTTTGCAAAATAATCTGCATCAAGATCATTGAACTCTAAAAAATCTACATCTAATACATTGTCAGAAGATGTAGAATTTTCTTCTTCTTTAGAAACTTCTACTTTTGGTGGTTGCACTATTAACATATTGTCAATTGTGTCTAATGTTAAATCTAAAATAACTGGTTTACTTGGCGTACTTTCAAATACAGTTGTTGTTGTTGCTTCGTAAGGTTTATTAAGAGTTACAGTTCCCATAGCAGTAGTAACCATAATCTCACCACTAGATATGCCGTCTTCATCAGGTAATAGAATTATTAAACTGCGACCTAACTCATCAACAGTGGCAGTAAAATCTGTTCCACGAATAGCAATATTTGCAGTAGGAGTTTTTATAGTTATGTTTTCTTTATCTATTTTGCCTAATTGACCTGTAATAAAACGAGCAGTGCCACTTGCAAAGTTTAAAGCTAGTTTTGATTTAGTAGGATTAGGGTCAAAGATATATGTATCTATAGTAAGCTGAGAGTGTTCTGTTAGCTTAACTGTTGAATCATCAAGAAACTTTATAGCTATACGACCATTTGTTGTTTCAACATTATCATTTTGCTGAATATTAAAATCTAATTCAGCTATATAAGGCTTATCTCTTAATACTTGTGCATTTCCTGTTAATTCTGAAACATCACCAATATTAACAACTTGTGCTTGTTCCGCCATCATTTTGAATGACGCAAACAGTACCACTGTTGCCATTTGAATTAATTTGTAACCAATCACTTGTTAATGTACTTTGTTGATCTATATTGAAAGTTCTAGAATTACCTGTGTGATCCAGATAGAAATATCCACCTGAATATCCATCTGCGTCAAAATTAATTGTGTTTGAATCTCCATCTACATCAACATAGTTTGTTGCTAAGTCATAGTCAATATCAAAATCAAAAACATTGCTATCACCCTGTATAATCCAATCTAAATCTAATGTACTAGCTAAATCATTGGTTGCAACATCTAAAGTAAAGGTATTACTGCCACCTGTTACATCAACATTAAAATTACCACTATCTGCACCATAGGTATTTGTTGGGTCTACCTGTATATTAAAAGTATTACCATCACCATCAAATTCAAAAAAACCAGTAAATGTATCTGCTGTTATATCACCTAAAAATTTATTGGTATCTCCAATTTGGTTTATATCTAAAGTCATAGTAGTACCATCCAAATCAAGAGCAGTCATAGTTCCTGATACAGCATCAGCACCACCAATAATGTTAGATGAACCTAGTTGTTCTATATCAAGATTAAATGTAGCACCAACTTGATCTATATAAACTTCATTATCTGCGTATAAAAAACTAACCACGAATAGCATTAAGTATTTCTTCATCTAGTATCTTCCATAAATTTTGTTTTAATCCAATTTGTATAGTTTCTAATACTGCTGTTTCGATAGCATTTTGCAATGCAATATTTACAGATTCATTTTCAACCATACCATTTTCTATTTCTACAAGTTCCGTATTATTAGAAATAAAACGAAACGCATCCTGGCTAATTGCAACACTTAATATAGTTTTTGTAGTTAATACTTCTATTAAAACTTTCCCTGTACTTACAGATACTGTTCTTAAAGATACTGTTACAGTATCTTGCCTGTATTCTTTTTGTCCTCCAATACCTAAATATCTAGCACCTAAACCACCAGATTTAATATTGCTTTCATAACCAATTACACCGCCTTCCATTATTAATCCTGCAAAAGCTAAAGGCAAAAGTTTTTCATCTTCATTAAAATCTTTTCTTGTTGATCTAATTAATTGTCTTTCTTTTGTAAGATTATCTAATCCAACTCTTTCAACTACATCAAAAAATTCACCATTATTTGCGTGTTTTAATGCTCTAATTAAAAAAGCGTGTGGTGCTTGAGTAATAGCAGTAGAAAAAGATGCATAACTACTATTACTTCTACGTTGTCCTGTTTGATCTGTAAATCCTGTTGGATATACAGCTATTGTAGGTTTTACAAATGGTTTACCTATTTCAGCTAATTCTTTATTTATTAAAGAACCAACTTCTGCTTGTTTAATTAAACTAACAGGTGGTGCATAATTATTTAATATAGACCAGTTAGTACAACTAGAAAGAAAAATCGCCAATAGGCAAAGTAATTTCTGTTGTGTTTCCATTTGCATCCGTAATTATTAAAGTTATATAGTCACCATCTACAGAATATTCTATTGTATTACCTTCTAGCTCTAGAGTGCCTGAAGTATTAGCAGTTTCACCAAATAAATTATCTACAAGTTGCCTACTAAGCTGTGCATAAATTCTGCTTTCTAAATTTCTTATAAATCTAGCTAATGTAGTATTGTTAGCTTCTCTTTCTAAGTCTTCTTGATATGCTTTTATCTCTGCTTTAATTGCATCTTTTCTGCTAGTTTCTTGATTTTCAATAGTTAAATAATGTGCTGATGTACCTACACCTGAAAAACTAGGGTTTTTAAATTGATGAACCATTTCATCTGCTCTAACTATATTGCTTACAAATAAAATAATAATTCCTATTAAAAAGCCTGCAATAAAACTTTTGGTCATATCTTTTTTGTTCCAAACTCTATCGCCTATTTGCAGCTTAAGAAGTCTTTTATCGTAAGGATTCATCTAATCTTTTCTTTGGTCATCTCTGTCTGCTTTTGCTAGTCTATCTGTGTGCATGAGTTGCGGTACACCTAATATAGTTTTTAAAAGAGTATCTTGTCTAATAATTTCATTATCTACAGACCTAACTCTATCTATAAGTGCTACTAAAATACCATGTTGTGAATCTAGTTTTTGACCTAATCTTGCTTCTATTTCTGATATTTGAGCAGATACTTTTTCATCTAAAACATCTACTTTAGTTTCCATTCCATCAATAATTTTATTAATAAGTTTCCAAATAAACATACCTAAACCTATAGCTGCTGCTATTGGAAAACCAACTTCATTAATTAATTGAACTATAGAATCCATTATTTTATTGGTATAAACTTGCCTAGTTCTATTAGTTTATCCCTATTAAGTAAATGTTCTGCTTCTACATCTTTTTTGCTTTGTCCTGTATATTTAACTGCTAAATATTTTTCAATCATTGACTGGTTAATATTTATATTATCTACAATAATTTCTCCTAATACACGACCATACTTACCTTTAGAATCTTTTAGTTTCGATCTTAATATTATTTCAGTGCCGTTATTAATAGAATCTTCTAGATATTTTGCAGCTAATTTTCCTCTAGCTTTTTCATCTTCATCTTTTGTTCTTGATTCAGGTGTATCAATCCCATAAAGACGTACACGACACTTGTGAAGAACAGAAAAACCAAGATCAAGAATAACATCAATAGTATCGCCATCAACGACCCTAGTAACTGTGCAATTATATTCATACATTATTCTGGATAAGGTCTATTCTGAATTAATATTATATCTAAAGCAGCAGAAACGGTAATCGTTCCGCCTGATGAGTCTGCTTTTGCTCTAATTTCTATATCTGTTTTTTCAGTAAACTTTAAAGGATAGGGATACTCAATCGTACTATATCCTGAACTTGATAAAACCCTGTCTTTTACATTAAAAACACCGCCATAGGGTCTAGCTACTAAACTTAAAATTGCAAACTTACCTGATGAAGAAGATGCTGATACATCTTTTTGAGTAATATAGCCAGTATATCCCCTAGGTATAGTATAAGTCATCATTAAGGTTTGATTATCGCCTATACCTACTGTAGCGTATTTGTTAGTAGGCACTCCACCTGAAGGTGTTGCTTCTGTTCCTACATATAAAACACCAGCGTTAGCACCGCCACTACCAGCAG